GCTATACAAGGGCCGAAACTTTATGATGCTTGGAAACAGGCAAAATGTTTGTGAGGTGAGAAACCAATGGTGACACTCAATCTGAGGGATGATTGCAATGGCCGTGTGGCCACCAATTTCAAACGGGGCATGACGGACAAGCGCTTTCTGGAGCTTGAAATCACCGCATGGCTCACCAGCCCGGAGCGCAAAAAGCAGCTTGAGGGTGAGGCCTACTATGACGGCTACCAGGATGTGACCCACCGGGAACGCCTGGCGCTGGATGAGGACGGCAAGCCCATTGTGCTCAAGAACTTGCCCAACAACCGGCTGGTCAACAACCTCTATTCCAAGATGGTGGACCAAAAGACCAACTACTCCTTTGGCCGTCCGCTGTCCTTTGACACCGAAAACAAGGAGTATGCCAAGGCCCTGGGGGCTCTGTTCGGGGCCCGTTTTCTGCGTACCATGCACAATGTTGGTGAGGGCGCATGGATTGGTGGAAAGTCCTGGCTCTATCCCTACTACGAAAACGGGGAGCTGGCTTTCCGGCGCTTTCCTGCTGATGAGGTCCTGCCATTCTGGGCGGACGCTGACCACACCGTCCTGGACGCTGCCGTCCATGTCTATGTGGTGCAGGAATACGATGAGGCCGAACATGCCAAGGATGTTGTCAAGGTTGAGGTCATGCACGGCGGAGGTGTGGACTGTTTCATCCGCACGGATGACGGCGTGCTGGAGCCGGACAGCTTTGCCTACTCCGGCCCCTATATCATCACACGGCAGGACGATGAAACCGGCAAAGTGGAGGGCTACAACTGGGAGCGCATCCCGTTGGTGTGCTTTAAGAGCTCCCACCATGAAATCCCACTCCTCTCCAAGGTCAAGTGCCTCCAGGATGCCTACAACAACATCCTGAGCAACTTTGCCAACCAGATGGAGGAGGACATCCACACCACCATCCTGGTCATCAAGAACTATGACGGTGAGGACCTGGGCACATTCCGCCGCAACCTGGCCACCTATGGTGCCATCAAGGTGCGGTCCTATGAGGGGGCTGAGGGCGGCGTGGACACTCTGGAAATATCCGTCAACGCTGAAAACTACAAGACCCTGTTGGCCCTGCTCAAGGATGCCATCATTGAGAACGCCAGAGGCTATGATGCCAAGGATGACCGCATGAGCGGTGACCCAAACCAAATGAACATTCAGAGCATGTACTCTGACATTGACCTGGATGCCAATGGCATTGAAATGGAGTTTCAGGCCAGCATGGAGGAGCTGCTTTGGTTTATCAACAAGCACCTGGCCAACACCGGCGGCAGGAGCTTTGAGGGCGAGGATGTCACAGTCATCTTTGACCGGGATGTGCTCATCAACGAAACGGAGGCCATCAACAACTGCAAGAACTCCGTGGGCATCCTCTCTGATGAAACCATCGTCAAGATGCACCCCTGGGTCACTGACCCGGAGCAGGAGCTCCAGCGCATCAAGGATGAGAAAGAGGAGGCCATGCAGGCTGACCCCTACCAGGCCGCTTTTCTGGCCAACCGCAACCAGCCGCCGGTAAACAATGAGGGTGGTGGCGATGGCAAGACAGACTAACGCCGCCTACTGGGCCCAGCGCATGAAAAACATGGAGGATGCGCTGCTGGACCAGTCCTACTCCTATGTGGAAAACCTTGAAAAGCAGTTTGCCGCCGCCCAAGCTGAGATTGAGCGGCAGATGGCCCGCTGGTATCAGCGCTTTGCCACCAACAATGAGATTGACCTGGCAGAGGCCAAGCGGCTGCTCAATTCCAAGGAGCTCAAGGAGTTTCACTGGACCGTGGCTGAGTACATCGCCTATGGTGAGCAAAACGCCATTGATGGTGCCTGGATGAAACAGCTTGAGAACGCCAGCGCCAGGGTGCACATCTCCCGGCTGGAGGCTCTAAAGCTCCAGCTCCAGCAGCAGGCAGAGGTCCTATACTCCAACCAACTGGACTATGTGGATGCCGCCGCCCGCAAGATGTATGAGGGCAGCTACTATCACACGGCCTTTGAACTGCAAAATGGGCTGGGCGTGGGCTGGACCATGCAGGCCATCAATGAGGAAACCATCACCAAGGTGCTCTCCCGCCCCTGGACTACGGACAACCAGACTTTCCGTGATCGGTGCTGGACAAACAAGCAGAACCTTGTGAACAGCGTCAACACCCAGCTCACGCAAATGGTCATCCGGGGCGAGGCCCCGGACCGTGCCATTTCTGCCATCTCCAAGCAGTTTGATGTGTCCAGGGCAAAGGCTGGCCGCCTGGTGATGACGGAAAGCGCCTATTTCTCCAGCGCCGGGCAAAAGGACTGCTACAAGGCCCTGGATGTGGAGCGCTACAAAATCGTGGCCTCCTTTGACAAGGACACATGCAGCTTGTGTGCCGACATGGACGGCAAGGTTTTCAAGATGTCAGAGTACCAGGTGGGGCTCACCGCTCCACCGTTTCATCCGTGGTGCCGGTGCTGCACCTGCCCCTACTTTGAGGACATGAACGGCATGGGTGAACGCTATGCCCGTGACGCTGTGACGGGTGAGCGCTTCAAGGTGCCCGGCAACATGACCTATGGCCAATGGAAAGCCCAGCAGGATGCTCTCCATGGTCAAGGAACTGTTGATAAGATGCAGAAAATCAGCTATAATGAAACCACTGACAGAGCCCAGTTTGAAAAGTACAAGGAGCGCCTGGGTGCGGATGCACCCCGCTATTTCAAGGACTTCCAAGCCTTGAAATATGACCGTGCTGCCGAATACAAAGACCTGGCTGGGCTCTATTCCTACAAGGGCCGTGTGCCGGAGGCCTCCAAGGCTGACTACAAGGCCTATAAGGCTGTAAAAGCCACCGGCGTGATTGGCACCGTTCGTGTGCCGCCGGTAACTATTGATGCGGACATCCTCACTTTCAACGATGCCCACGCCGCACGCCACGGCTGCACGCTGGACGATGCCAAGGGCTATGTAAGAGCCGCCAAGTGCACCGTGCGGCGCAAGCGCTGGGATGGTGTGAGCATCAACTGCTATTCTCTTGATGGTGCGGCATATATTGATGCTGATACCATGAAAGTCAAGACGGCATTTTCCGAAAAAGACTTTGACCCGACAACCAAGGCCATTGCGGAGGTATTCAGATGAACAC